CAAATAAATGGGAGTAAAAGATACCGCAAATTTGGCAATGATTCCCGCAGCGTATGCGGAGGACAAAGTTTATTCCGTTTTGCCATCCGATGGTGATGGGGATTTCACATTCACACGCACTGGATCAGGCACACGCATAAACAAAGGCGGTTATATTGAAACAATGGCAGAAAACGTGCCTCGTTTGAATTATCGTTTGGATGCGGATGGAAACCCAACGGAATGCGCTGAATTGCTTTTGGAGGAGTCAAGGCAAAACATCAAAACATATTCGGAACAAGTTGGGAGTTGGACACAATCAAGCATCAGCACATCATCAAATCAAGCCATTGCGCCAAATGGAACTTTTACTGCGGATAAAATAATTGAAGATACAGCAACAACCTCACACAAAGTTTATCAATCAGTTTTAACAACAAGTGGGCAACCATATACTTGGAGCGTATTTTTGAAAGCAGACACAAGGAGCAAAGCACGTTTGAACATTTTTGGTGCTTATGCTGAATTTGATATCACAAATGCATCCGTAATTGCAACAAGTGGAGTAATAAGCCAAAGCATCGAAAGATATCCAAATGGATGGGTGCGTTGCTCAATCACTGAAACCGCAAATTCATCATCAACATTAACTTACGTTTATTTATTAAATGATGCAGGAAGTGTGAGTTATACGGGCGATGGCACAAGTGGTTTATTTGTTTGGGGTGGGCAAATGGAACTTGGCAGTACAATGACAAGTTACATTCCAACTCTATCATCATCAGCAATCACACGCAACAAGGATTCCGCAATAAAACAACCATTTGGGGATTTAGCAAGTGATTATCCGATCACTGTTTATTGGAAAGGGCGCATTACTGGATACGATTCGGGAGGTTTCAATACACAAAGTTTTGCAGGAATTGCAAAAAATAATGATGCAATCAGATATTTGAATTTGAAGTTTTATTCAACAACTCAATTGCAACTTGAACGGAGGAACACAACACAAAGAATCGATTATATTTCATATACAACACAATTGGATGATGTGAAAAAAATTGCGATCAAATATATTTCAAGCACTCACGTTGTGATTTATATTGATGGAATCGAAGTGTTTAATGATTCATCACTCACTGCGGTTTCGTGGGATTTTGATTCTATATATATTGGGCAATTCAGATACAATGCAGATACGGGAAAACGTATTCCCGCTGATGAATTATTTGTGTGGAATAAGGCACTTACCGATGCGGAAATGGTTGAAATAACAACTCCATAAAATAAAAATAAAATGAGCTATATATTTAAAAAATACGAGTTTCCTGATGAAGCAACCGCAGATGCTTTGATTGATGCTTTGCCATCGGAGGAAATTGATGGGGAAACATTTCCCGCACATAATCACGTGATCGTGAAATTACATCATCCAATTATGGAGCAACCCGTTTATGATGAAGATGGCAATATCGAAACCGAAGCGGTATTGGCGGAAAACTTTTCCGTTGATGTGCTTTGGCAGGGTATTGAAGCGCAACCATCCGATTGGGAACAATACGAAATCACCTTGACTGATAATGGTGTGCATACCTTTTTTGGCATTGATTACGTATAAAAAAAAATAGTATATTTGTATAGAATTAAAAAATTAAAAAGCTATGCCAACATCGGGTGTATTTAACGGAACAAACCTTGTACTTTCAGTAGAGGGAACAAATCTTGGGCATACAACATCGTGCTCATTAACATTATCAACTGACTTGCCAGAGGCAACAACAAAAGATTCAAGCGGATTTCAAGAGGTGATCGCAGGTGTGATGAGCGGTGAAATTTCATTTGATGGATTAGTAACGTATGATGATACTTCAAACGTTACTGAATTAGCTGATTTTCTTTTGGCACGTACACAATTAACTTGTGTATTTGGAACTGAAACAACGGGTGATCGTATTTTCACTGCGGAGGGTTTCCTTTCATCACTTGAACAAAGTGCGGAAATGGAATCACCAGTTTCTTATTCAGGATCAATCACATTGACTGGTACAATTACTGCATCAGACAAACCATAATAAATTCGGGCGCAATTTGAGGGGATTGCGCTCCTTTATTTTTTTTTACAAATGGCAAACAAACAACGGGGATATTATTCCATCAAACTTGGCGGGAAAATGCGCACTTTGCATTTTTCAATGAACTTTTGGGCAAACTTCACTGATACATTGGGCATTTCGCTTGATAAGATTGGGGATATATTTACAGAGGGCATTTCACTTGGCACAATTCGTGCGCTTATTTATTCCGCAATCCTTGCAAACGATCAAGAGGAGGGCAATGAAATTGACTACAATGAATTCAAAGTTGGTGTTTGGCTTGAAGATTTACAAGCGGATAAGTTGGAGGATATCGTGAATGCAATGATGGAATCACGAGTGCTTGGAAATGATTTGAATATGGGTGTGAAACGCAACGATTCCAAAACTCCACAAAAAAAAACACAAGCGTAAACAACACGCAACTCACTTGGGATACGCTGATGGATTACTTCATCGGTCAAGTGGGAATCAATCCTGATAATTTTTGGCGCAACACTTGGAAAGAAAACCATCTTTTGGGTGAAGCATATTACATCAACCACAATAAGGAATGGGAACGCATCCGCTATTTGGCAACAATGGTGTACAATGTGAATGCACAAAAGAAATCCCAAATGATCACTCCTGAAAAGTTATTTGAACTCCCGCAGGATATTTATGCCAAAATGGAACGTGCAAAACCAAAATCCACAAGGGAGCAATATGATTCCTTTATGGAAAAGGTGAAAGCCAGTACATTTGACCAAAAAAATAAGATGTAGATATTTTGTATTTTTACATCTAAATTATTCCGATGGCAAATAACGAGTTAAGAGTAACGCTATTGGGTGATGCATCCAAACTAAATGCAACACTCAAAACCGCATCAGGGCGGTTGAAATCATTCGGGAAAAGCACAACCGCAATTGGCAAATCACTTCAAACACGATTAGCATTGCCATTGGCATTGGCGGGTGGTGCTGCAATAAAAATGGCAGCGGATTTTGATAAGTCGATGACTAAAATCAAATCACTTGTTGGAATTGCGGGTGATGAGGTTGATCGGATGGGCGAATCAGCAAAAGTGATGGCAAAGGAATTCGGTGTTTCATCAGCAAAGGCAGCCGAAGCGTTGTTTTTCATTACATCCGCAGGATTGCGTGGTGATGATGCGATGCAAACGTTGGAGGCATCATTGAAAGCATCAGCAGTTGGATTGGGTGAAGTTGCAACAATTGCAGATTTGGCAACCTCCGCAATGAACGCATACGGATCGGATGTGCTTGGAGCATCACAAGCAACGGATATTTTGACCGCTGCGGTGCGTGAGGGTAAACTGGAGGCATCTGAATTGGCTGGTGCAATGGGTGCAGTTTTGCCAGTTGCATCCAATATGGGTGTTTCATTCAATGAGGTTGGTGCAGCATTCGCAGCAATGAGCCGAACGGGAACTGATGCACGAGTTGGCGCAACACAATTAACCGCAATCCTTGCAGGGTTACTCAAACCAACACAACAAGCGGAGGATGCATTGAATGAAATGGGATTATCATCCGCAGGATTGAAACAACAAATCAAGGATGAGGGATTGTTGGAAACATTAAACACATTAAAAACTGCATTTGATTCCAATGCAGATGCAGCGCAAGTTGTATTCCCAAACATTCGTGCATTGAAAGGGGTGTTGGATTTATTGGGATCAGGGGTTGAAGTGAATCGTGGCATTTTCGAGCGAATGAATGACACAATGGGAATGACGCAAACCGCATTTGATGCAACCGCTCAATCCGCTGAATTTAGATTGCGCAAGGCAATGAATTCCGCAAAAGAATCGTTTCGTGAAGTTGGTGCGGTTTTACTCACTGGTTTGTTGCCAATCTTTGAGGATGTTTCAAGGATTCTCGTTAATGTATTTGATGCATTTTTCAAATTAGATTCAGGAACGCAAAAATTGATTTTAGGATTTGGCGCATTAGCAGTTGCATTGCCAACAATAATTTCATTGATTGGCACAATTTCATCAGTTATTGGAGCGTTAATTTCACCAGTTGGATTGATTGCAGCTGCATTGGCGGGTGTTGCTTATATAATATATAAAAATTGGGGTGAAGTTTTGCCAGTGGTTGTTGGATTGTACAATCAATTTGTGGATTTGTACAATGGATCGGAGGCACTTCGTAAAGTGATATTTTTATTAAGGGCAGCATTCAAAACAGTATTTATATATGCAAGAACGCAAGTGTTTCAATTGATAAATGGTTTCAAGACAATGTGGAAACTCATCAAGGAGTTTTCCGAAAAGGGTTTCAAAGGATCATTCACTGATATTTTAGCTGATGGTTTTGAGGATTCGTTGCAAATTACCGCTAATGCTGCAAGTGATGTTGGGAAAGCGTTTACCGATGGATTTAGTGATGCGGTTGGATCACAACTCGAAAAGAAAACAGTTGAGCAAGTACAAGGCGCACTCACAAATGTTAAGGATAGTGTTTCTGATTCAATAAAAGGATTATTCGGTGATGTTGGTGGTGGAACCGCACCAGCTGATGGTGGTGGTGATGATACATTGCAGCCATCTCATGGGTTTATCGGAGCAGCGGGGATTCCAGATCCAATACCAGAGGAAACAGTTACAAAGGCAGAGGAAAGGGCAGCGAAAATACGTGGTTTTTTAATGAGTATTGGATTGACCGCTGAACAATCTGCGGGAATGCTTGTGACAATGGGACAAGCGGTTGAGGATGGATTTATTGGATTAGGGCAAAACGTTGCCAATTCAATGTCGGAGGCAGGAAGTGCATTCAATGCATTCCTTTCAACATTCTTACAAGGTGCTGCAACTTATTTGGCTGCATTATTTGCTGAATCAACTGGTTTGGCGGTTACTGCAGCGGGAAAAACGGCAACAGCAGCAGGACCAATGGCAGCGTTTGTATTACCCGCATTGATTGCAGGAGCGGTTGCAGCGGTTTCAAGTGGGTTTGGTAGCATTCCCGCATTTGCTGATGGTGGTATTGTGTCAGGCACAACATTGGGTGTTATGGGTGAATATACGGGCGCAAAACAAAATCCAGAGGTGATTGCACCATTGAACAAATTGGAGGCAATGATTGGCGGGAAACAAGCGCAACAAGTGAATGTTGGCGGTGAATTTAGAATTCAAGGGCAAGATCTTGTGGTTGCACTGCAACGTGCGGAACGAAATCGCTCACGTTTAAAATAAACAAATGGCATACGGGGTAAAATACAGATTGATTTTTTCTGATTTATTAGGACACGCAAAAAAGGTTGAAATCTTACAAGATGGATATTCGGGTGAAGTGTTGCCAATGATTGGAACGGGAAATCCAGTTGAAATGGAATGGGAGGGTGATGATGATTTTTACAATCCCATAATTGGATCGAGTTGCACATTGAATTTGCTTGTCACTGATGATGTTACCTATGATGATTTTTTTGAGGGTGATGAAGAGGAATATCGTGTGCAAATATATTACGATAGATATTTGATTGATTCATTTCAAGATAGGGTTGAGGAAACTGCAACGGATGCAGGGCGCATTGAAGTTTTTGAATGCATTGAAAATGAACTCACACAAGGAAACACATTGATAAGTGATTTTCGCAACAGAGTGCGCAATGATGGTGGCATCAATGAAAGTTTGGAGTGTATTGCCAATGAATTAACGGATTCCAAAACTTATGATTGGGGAATATTTTGGGAGGGGTTTTTGTATTTAGATGATTATACGGAGGCAATTTCAACAACTCCCTATGAAATATCAATCACCGCATTGGATGGTTTGGGATTGCTTGATGTAAATGATTCAAGGGCGTTGGGTGCTTATGTGAATCCTTATGAAACGGGAACAAATCGTGGTGAATGGTATTGGGTTTCTGAAATGTTGCAGGAATTCAACAAGGATGCAACTGCAGTTGAAAGATATTTGTATTGGGGAATCATTGAGCAATATACGGGAACAAGCGATGCGTTTGGTGATATTCCCGCACGACCATGGAGCGTATATTCAAACGTTGATAATAAACTAAATTTCCTTGACAACAAAGAGGTTTTGGAAAATATATTGCGCAAATCCAATTCAAGGATATTTCACGCATTTGGTGATTGGTATGTTGTACCAAATTCAATTTGCTTGGATGCGGTTTTTTCAGGTCAATATCAAGATCGGAGTGTTTTCAAAAATGCGCTTTCCAATGGGCAAAATGAAGTGATTGAATTTCAAGTTTTTGGAATTGGTGATGCACGTGATTTTGAGGGGAATGCAACGAGAAACGTTACAAAAAGGATTGCGGATGATTTGCAGCCAATCAACAATGATTTAGTTGTTGAGTATTTATCACCATTGAAAAAAGTGATTATTGAATCTGATTTGGAACAAGAGGGAAATATTTACGGGCAAATGAGTTCAGGTCAAGGATTTACATTTGGCGCAGCTGGATATACACTCACTTATGGATCGGTTGCTGATTCACACGAGTATGTTGCATCAAATAATCAATCCTACAAATTAACCAATTTCACAACAACCGCAGCATCGAGAATAACCGCATTAAGTCAAACTGGATTTTTAAAAACGGGAAATTTTGTTCCCGCAAACAATGTGGAATATTCCTTTGAATATCTTTTTGATTCAAGCGCAACAAGTGTTTCATATAAATTATATTATTCCGTTGAAGTTGAATATTCTGGAGGATCTTTTATTCCATTAACAACACTTTATTTTGATAAGGCAAATGATACAATGAGCGGGGTTGTCGTTTATAATGAAATCAGATTTGATGATTTTGGTGAATTACAAAGGTGGCAAAAAGAATCGTCTAGTTTACCGAAAACTGCGCTTGGTTTTTATATGCGGGTTTCAATTACGTTTTATCAACCAGTTTTAGGATCGGGAACGGGATATTCCGCACTTTATTTGGATAGCATTAAAGTTCAGGATACTGATTCGGAGCGTAATGATCAGGTGCTTACATCTACAATTGCAGACAATCGTGGAGTTTATGATTTTGAAGTTGTGCCAAATGAGGAAATTGTCAATGCGTTTTTAACAAAAGGAGTTTTTTCATCACCAATTTCAGTTGATGATGACCGAAACAATGCGCAACAAATTTTAAATGATTATCGAACTTATGTGCCTAGATATGAGGGTACTGGATACGGAAATAAAAACAAACCAATCACTCCATTGAATAAATTGTACATTGATTTTGATACATTAAAAGAGGATCAATCCGCAATGATTGATACATTGAAATACAATTTGCGACAAAACGAATTTGGATTTGTTTCGCACGTTCCAAACAACGATCCCGATGTCACTGTAACGCATCAGCTGCGACAAAATTAAACACTTTCCTTTCCCTTGTTTGCCGAAACCTCGAGTGATTTTTTTTTGCTTGGGGTTTCTTTTTAGAAAAAATTTTTTCTATATTAGCGAAAATAAATTTTTTCAATATGGAATTTAATTCTTATTTCAACTCCGAATTGCAGCGATTGCAACTCACACGAAAAAAGGTTTGTCAAGCATTAGATATGACAATCCCAACACTTCGTTCAAGGGTGAACAATTGTGGTACATTTCAGGTGGATGAAATCAAAAAACTTCAATCGTTGGGGTTTAATCTTAATCGTTTAATTTAAAATAATGGCAGGAACAGAAAACAATTTGCACGAAAAACTTTTGAAAGTGCAAAACGAAATCGGAGCGATTTCAAAATCAGCAACAAATCCATTTTTCAAATCAAAGTATTTTGATATAAATGTATTGATTCGGGAGGTGTTGCCAATACTAAATAAACACGAACTCACACTTTTACAACCCATCAAAGATGGTGAAGTTTGCAGTGTGATAAGTGATGGAAAAAACTCCAT